TAGAAGATATGCGAAGAAGTAGTTTAGTTAAAGAAAATAAGTTTGAAAATATTTCCGCTTTTAATTTTAGTGAAAGAGCTTTCAGAAAAGGAATTTGGGATGAAGTTACAACAAAAGCAAGAGGATTATTTATAAATACAAAAACTAAAGAAATTGTTGCTAGAAGTTATGATAAATTTTTTAGAATAAATGAAGTAGAAGAAACACAGGCAATATACCTTAAATCAAAGTTTGAATATCCATTGAGTGTATATGTAAAATATAATGGATTTTTAGGAATATTAGGATATGACAAAGAATCTGACAATTTAATTATTACAAGCAAAAGCTCTTTAGGTGGAGAACATGTTGGATATTTTAAAGAATTATTAAAAGATAAAGACTTAGAAAAAATAAAAGATTATTTAAAAGAAAATAATTTTTCAATGGTATTTGAAGTTATAGATATAGTAAATGATCCTCATATAATTAAATACAATGAAAGCCAAGTTATTTTATTAGATGTTATAGAAAATAGCCTAGAGTTTAAAAAAATAGATTATGAGGAATTGCAAAAAATTGGAGTACTGTTTGGATTTAAAGTAAAAGAATTAGCTTGCAAATTAAACAATACACAAGAATTTTGGAATTGGTATTATATGGTACAAGAGGAAAATTATCAGTATAAAGATGAATATGTTGAAGGTTTTGTAATAGAAGATAGTAAGGGATTTATGGTTAAAGTAAAGTTGGACTATTATAATAACTGGAAATTTATGAGAGGGGTATTACAACAGGTTAAAAGAATGGGATACATAGGAAGAACAAGCAGTTTAACAACAAAATTACATAATGATTTTTATAATTGGTGTGTGGCCAACAGAGATATTTTACCTCAAGATATTATAAGTGCGAGGGAGATGTTTGAAAATGAATAGAGAAGAAAAGATAATGAAAAGAATCCAAGAACATTATGATTACTTGCGATATGTAATGAATTATGATGTAGTCTTTATTGCATTACAAGGCTCTCAAAATTATGAGTTAGATGTATATGATGAAGAATATATGTCAGATGTAGATACAAAAGCTGTAATATTACCATCATTTGAAGATTTTGTTTATAATAAAGAACCTAAAAGTAGAACTTTAGTATTAGACAATAACGAACATATTGATGTAAAAGATATTAGAGTAATGTTTGAAACATACAAAAAGCAAAATGTAAACTATATTGAAACAATATTTACTGACTTTAAAATAATAAATCCAAAATATAAAGATTTGGTACAACCATTATTTGATAATGCTGAAGAAATAGCACATATTAACATCAATCAAGCACTAAGATGTATGGCAGGAATGAGCATGGAAAAATTAAAAGCATTAGAACATCCATATCCAACAATAGTAGATAAGATTAATAAATATGGGTATGATCCAAAACAATTACATCACATTTTTAGAATGAATGATTTTATAAAAAAATATGCTTCAGGAAAAAGTTATAAAGATTGTTTAATTCCAGACAATAAATCAAAATTGATTGATATAAAAAAAGGATGTTTTTCTTTACCGGAAGCAAGATTATGGGCTGAAAGAATAGATGCAGACACTAAATTTATAAAAGATAAGGCATTAAAGGAGCAGGATGAAATAAATCAAAAAGGAATAGATATTTTAAATAAAGTAAAATATGACATTTTAAAAATGAGATTTAGGGAGGATATAGAATCGTAATGAAATGTCCTGAATTATATAAAATTATGCAGCACAATATTAGAAAACCAATTCTTGATGATGAAAATGTATATAAAGGTGAATATCATTTACTTATTGAAACTCAGGGATTTTGTGAATGCTATAAAGAAAATTGTGCTGCATGGGATAAAGAAAATAAAAGATGTAGAAAGGTTGGTGCAGAATAATGTTAGGAACAGGAATAACAATATATTTATTTATAGGAATAATGTTTGCTAGCTTTGTTTATTGCTTATTGATTAATGACGATTGTTATTATGAAGATGAATTTTTCTCTAAAAAAATAAATGTAATTATAATGATGTTATTGTGTATTTTATTTTGGATCTTATTTGTACCACAGATTATATACAATAATTTAAAGGAGGAAAAGTAAGATGGAAAAAAAAGAAATAGAACAAAGTTGGAAAGAAAAAACAAAATTAGATAATAAAAACATTTGTTTAATTTCATTATATATTGTAATGATTATATTTAGTTTAGCAGTTGCAATATTAGAAAAGAATACTCCGTACATAATTATTGCAACTTTATGGATGAATTTAGCATTAACTGAATATTTCAATGCAAAAATAAAAAAGGGAATTGAAGCTGTTTCAGATTTGAAAGATAAGGAATTAGAAACAAAAGATAAGTTAATAAGAATCCTAATCAAAGAATTAAATGAAAGAAGGTAATAAATAATGGGAAGTCCGGCAGAAGATATATTAAATGAAATGAAAGATAAATATAAATTAGCTTTATTTATGGTTATACGAAATTTTAAAGTATTACCGAAAGGAATAGAATTAGGTAAAAGTCAAAAAGAAATAAACAAAATGTCGTATGAAACAATGTGTGAAGTATTAATGATGATGGATTTTAATAAGGCAAAAGAAATGTATGAAGATGGAAAAAAGTAGGTATGTAAACATACATACCTACAAAATAGAGAAACAAACACGAATGGAAAGGAAGTGAAGTATAAAAATGTCGAGAGTAAAAGCATTTTTAATAGATTTTAGTATATTGAAAATTTAGGAGGTGCAAAAGATGAATTACATTAAAGAAAGTGAAGAAGTATTAAAAAATCATAGAAAATTGTATTCAGCATTACAAACTTTAAATAAAAGAAAAACAAAGTTAATATATAAAACAGCTCCTAAACTTCCTGGAGGAATATCTTATGATAGTCCAGCAATACAACATATGGATTATAGTGAGGATACAATTAATGATATTTGTGAAATAATGGATATTAATAGACAAATAAAAGAAACCGAAGAGGAAATGAAAATTGTTAATAATATCCTAGAAGAAATAAAAGAGGATGATGAAGTATTAGAAAAGTTTATCCAATTGAAATACATAAAAGAATATAAAAAAAGTATGGGAGAAATAGCACAAGAATTAGGATATAGTCCTGAAAGTAATAAAACAATTTATAACATTAAAAGTAGGGCATTAAAAGAGTTTGTTGTTAGATATTTTGGGGCTAAGGGCGCAAAGTCAGTATAATAGGAAAAAAAATTACCATAAAAATTTGCAAAATAATGTGTTAAATTAGTATTGATAGAAAAATGTAAAAATTCCAAAATATATAGAAAACTCTCCTTTGTTTTGATACCGGTAACAATGCCGGTATCATTTTTTATACTGCGGAGATGGTGCAACGGTAGCACAGTGGGGTCATAGCCCACAGACGAGGTTCGAATCCTATGTCCGCAACCAAAAGAAAAAGGGAGCTAGCCTATGAACTTGGGTATATGTATGTTAAGAGAGTGTAAAAATTGTAGATATGAAACAAGATGTTTTAAGGAAGAGGGAAATTATTATGAATATTCAAATTATAAGCATAGAAAAGCTAAGGCCGGCAGAATACAATCCAAGAAAAGACCTAAAGCCGGAAGACGAAGAATATCAAAAAATAAAGAAAAGCATAATTGAATTTGGCTATGTTGCGCCTGTAATTGTTAATAAAGATATGACTGTTATAGGTGGCCATCAAAGATTAAAAGTATTACAAGAATTAGGATATACAGAAATTGAATGTAATATAGTTGATTTGGATAAAGATAAAGAAAAAGCTCTTAACATAGCATTAAATAAGATAACAGGTGAATGGGATAATAGCAAACTAGAAGAATTACTTGCAGAACTAAAAGAAACAAATATTGATATGGATATTACAGGTTTTAGTTTTGATGAAGTAGACGATATTTTAAAAGATATAACTGGATCTAAAGAAGATGATTTTGATATTGACCAGGCTTTAGAAGAAATAGATGAGCCAATATCAAAGTTAGGCGATGTATGGATATTAGGTAAGCATAGGGTAATGTGTGGAGATAGTACCAAAAAGGAAGATGTTGAAAAACTAATGAACAATAATAAATCTGATATGGTATTTACTGATCCGCCTTACTTAATGAATTTTGATGGTAATGTTCATGCAGATGGAAGTAAAAGTTTTAATGCTATACATGGAAAAATAAAAAATGACAATATGACTAGAGAAGAAGGCGACCAATTTATATTAAAAATGTTTGAACACATTAAAGAATATAACAAAGGCGCTTATTATGTATGCTTTTATAGATTAGGCTTAGATTACATATTTAGAGCATTAGATAAATTAGATAATAGATATAAGGCTCTTATTATATGGAATAAAGGTAATCACACATTATCTAATAGTGATTATATGAGTAAATACGAACCTATTGTGTATGGCTGGTTTAAATCACATTTATTCTATGGAGATAGAAGCAACTTTGATATTTGGGACATAGAAAGAACAAAGAAAAACGATTTACATCCTACAATGAAGCCAGTAGATTTGGTAGTAGAAGCGTTGAAAAACAGTAGTAAAGAAGAGGATTTAATTTTAGATTTATTTGGTGGAAGCGGAACGACATTAATTGCAGCAGAACAAATGAAAAGGACCTGCTATATGATGGAATTAGATCCAAAATATTGTGATGTGATAATAAAGAGGTGGGAAGCTTTAACTGGAGAAAAGGCAACGCTGGAAAAGTAGGTGGTGATATGTTTTGACGGATGCAGATATAAAGAAATTAAAAAAAGATTACTTACATGGAATGAAATACAAAGAAATATATGAGAAATATAATATCACTGAAAAAGAGTTAAAGCTGATACTTTATAAGCAAAAATGGAAAAGAAATAAAAGCCAAGCGCAAATAGGAAATACAAATGCAGTAGGTAATAGTGGAGGTCCAGGAGCTGAGCCTGGAAATAAAAGAGCCTTAACAACTGGAGAGTATGAAAATATATTCTCTAGTGTTTTTTCTGAAGAAGAAAAAAGCATATATACAGGATATGAAGTAATAAACAAAGAAGAAGCATTAAAAGAAGAATTTAGAATACTAACAATAAGGGAAATGCGAATGCTTAATAGAATAAAAACATTACAATCAAAAGACAAAGACCTAACTATTGGTAGTATTAGAAAAAGGGAAACAAAGAAAAAAATAACAGTTGAAACTGAAACTATAACAGAAGCGGAAAGCACAATTAACATAATACAAAGAGTTGAAGAAGGCCTTACAAGAGTTCAAGATGCAAAAAGAAAATGTATAGAATCTTTACACAAAATGAATATTGATGAAAAACGACTAGAAATCGAATTATCAAATTTATCTGCAGATGAAGTCGAAGATACATCGGAAACGGATGCTGATATATATGGTAGTTAAAGTAAGAAGAAAAAGAACGATACCATTTAATTTTGGTGATAAACATAAAGAATATATAAGAAAGTGTGAAGATAATACATACAATATTGCAGAGGGAGCAGTAAGAGCTGGTAAAACAGTTGATAATGTTTACGCATTTGCACACGAATTAAAAACTACGCCTGATAAAATACATTTGGCCACAGGATCTACAAGTGCAAACGCTAAATTGAATATAGGAGATGCAAACGGTTATGGCTTAGAATATATATTCAGAGGTCAAAGCCACTGGGGAAAATATAAAGGTAATGAATGTTTATACATTAAAGGTCCAGACACAAAGTATAAACAAAAAATAGTTATATTTGCTGGAGCATCTAAAGCAGATTCATACAAGAAAATAAGAGGTAACTCTTATGGAATGTGGATTGCTACCGAAATAAATTTACATCATGATAATACAATAAAAGAAGCATTTAACAGACAATTAGCAGCACAAAGAAGAAAGATTTTTTGGGATTTAAACCCTGATAATCCAAATGCTGATATATATAAAAAATATATAGATTTATATGCTAGAAAGCAAAAAGAAGGTACTTTACTAGGTGGATACAATTATGAACATTTTACAATATTCGATAATATTAATATTACAGAACAAAGAAAAAAAGAAATTATAAGTCAATACGATGAAAATAGTATATGGTATTTAAGAGATATATTAGGCAAAAGATGTATTGCTGAAGGATTATGTTATAGAACATTTGCTAACGATCCAAGTAAGTTCTTTATTTCTTCAAAAGAATTACAAGGTAAGAATATGAGAATATTCATAGGCGTAGACTTTGGAGGTACTGTTTCAGGCCATGCTTTTATAGCAACTGGAATGGAATATGATTATAGCAAAGTATATGCATTAGCAAGTGAAAGACATTTTGGAGATATAGATCCGGACAAGCTTGGAGAATTATTTGTAGACTTTGTAATAAAGGTTATAAATAAATACGGAATGCCGGAAATATGTTATCCTGATAGTGCTGAATCAGTATTAATAAGAGGTTTAAAAAAATCAATAGAACAGGCAAATATTATTTTGCCTTTTTCTAATGCTTGGAAAATAGAAATAAACGATAGAATTAGATTACAAAATAGATTAGTTGGCCAAACAAGATTTTATTATACTGAAGATTGCGAAACATTGGTTACAGCGTTATGTAGTGCAGTTTATGATCCGGATGTATTGACTAAGGATGAAAGATTAGATAATGGAACATCTGATATAGACTCATTAGATGCTTTTGAATATACAATAGAAAGGGAAAAAGATATGCTTATATTAACGGAGGTATAAAGATGTTTAGAAATTTTCTTGAATGGATAAGGAGTGTAATAAGGAAAATGTTTAATGGTAAAATAATTGGTGAAAAAGTAAAAGTTGATATTGCTGTTTCTACAGATATGATAAGAGCAATAGAGTTATGGGCGGACTTATATGAAAATAAAGCGCCCTGGTTAAATGATGAAAATATAGTAAGTTTGGAATTACCATCAGCAATAGCAAGAGAAATTGCTACGCTTGTTATATTAGAATACAATAGTGAAATAACAGGAAGTGCAAGAGCTGATTGGTTAAACGAACAATATAAAAAGATTAAAAAGGAACTTAGAAAACAATTAGAATACGGATGCGCAAAAGGTGGATTAGTAATGAAACCTTATATTGCAGGTCAAGAACTAAGTTTTGATTTTGTACAAGCTGATTGTTTCTTTCCAACTGAATATGATAGTACAGGTAAATGTACTGCAGGAATATTTGTATGTCAAAAAATTATAAGTGAAGAATACTATACTAGATTAGAATATCATCAGCTAAAAGGAACTACATATACAGTTATAAACAAAGCATATAGAAGTACAGATAAAAACACATTAGGAGATCCAATCACTTTAGATAAAGTTGATGAATGGGCAGAGTTAGATGAAGAAACTACAATAAAAAATGTAAAAAGTCCATTATTTGGATATTTTAAAACACCATTCGCAAATACAATAGATACAACAAGTCCTTTAGGTGTTTCTGTTTATTCTAGAGCTATTAAACTTATAGAAGAAGCGGACAAGCAGTTTAGTAGGATATTATGGGAATATGAAGGCTCTGAACTTGCTATTGATGCAGATGTTACTACATTGCAACAAAGTAAAGTAAATGAAAAATTACAACTTCCAAAATTAAAAGAAAGACTATTTAGAGCAACTGGCCAAAATAAAGATGGAACAAGTTTTTATAATGTGTTTAGTCCTGAAATTAGAGATAGTTCTTTATTTAATGGTTTAAATAATATATTAAAAAGAATAGAATTTAATTGTGGTTTAGCATATGGAACTATATCAGATCCACAATTAATAGAAAAAACAGCTGAAGAAATTAAAACATCTAAACAAAGAAGTTATTCTACAGTTACAGATATACAAGGAAGTCTTGAAGATGCTTTAAATGATGTAGTATATGCAATGGATGTATATGCTACTTTATATCATTTAGCACCAAATGGAACATATGAAGTAAGCCATGAATGGGATGATAGCATATTAGTAGATGCTCAAACGGAACAATCAATAATGATGCAAGAAGTAAATAGTGGAATTATAGATAAAATCATATATTTAATGAAAAGGTATGGTGTTACAGAGGAACAAGCAAAAGAAATGCTACCTAAGGAAACTGAAACGGAAGAAACTCCGGAAGATGAAGAGTAGGTGGTAAAATATGCTAACACCTGACCAATTAGAACATGTATCAGATGATGCAGTAAAATTATATGCTGAATTAGAAGAAACAATAGTTAGAGATATTGCTAGAAGAATTATTACTTCAGGAGTAATGACAGAAACGGCAAGGCATCAAATAAAGGCCATCCAGGAAAGCGGAAAACTATATGAAGAAGTAATAGAGGAAATAGCAAGAATAACTAAACAATCTAAGTCAACAATAAAAAAAATATTTGAAGATGCTGTAATACAATCATTAAAATTTGATGATGATGTCTATAAAAAAGCTGGATTTAATCCGCTTCCAATGAAACAAAGTCCAAGTATGCTGCAAACTTTGGTTGCTGGATTAAATAAAACTAATGGGGATATACATAACTTAATAATGACAACAGCAGGAAGTGCTCAAAATGCTTTTATTAATGCAACTAATATGGCCTATGAGCAAGTTGTTAGCGGTGCATTTGATTATAATACAGCAATATTTAATGCAATAGAAAAAGTAAGTAAAGACGGAATAAATGTTGTTTATCCATCAGGAAGACAAGATAAAATTGATGTTGCAATTAGAAGAGCTGTATTAACAGGAGTTAATCAAACAGCTAATAATATACAAGATCAAAGAGCTGATGAAATGGATTGCGATTTAGTAGAAGTAACAGCGCATGTTGGTGCTCGTGTCACCAAAAAGCTAGATTGGACAAATCATTCATGGTGGCAAGGAAAAGTATATAGTAGAAGCGGAACATCTAAAAAGTATCCTGGTTTAAAAGAAGTTACTGGATATGGAAAAGTAGATGGTTTAGGAGGTATTAATTGCAGACATAATAAATTTCCATTTATTGAAGGTGTATCACAAAGAGCTTATACTGATGAAGAATTAGAACAAATGAACAATAGAACAGTAACATATAAAGGCCAAGAAATACAAGAATATGAAGCTACACAAATGCAAAGAGCTAAAGAAAGAAAAATTAGGCAAATTAAAAGAGAATTAGCAGTATATGAAGAAACAATGCTTAATGGAACTAATGATGAATTGGTTGCACAGGCCAGGGGAAGATTTAATAAAAAAGCCCATGATCTAAAACAAGCAGAAAAAGAACTAAAAGACTTTTCTACACAAACAGGACTTAAAAGGGATAAAGCAAGAGAAAGAATTTACGGTTTTGATAGAGGTTTTAGTAATAGGGTTATAAATGCAGACAGAGACTTTAAAAAACAGCAAGAATATGATATAATAGTAAATGAAATAAAATCCCATAATATAAGGGGAACTGTAAATTTAGATCCTGAAGAAATAGATATAGATTCTTTAACATTTGATGATAAGCATGTAAATAAAGAAAGAAAGCATAATGTAAGCGAAGCAGAGGCAAAACAATTTATAAGAGAAGCTAAAATGTCTGTTACAAGATGGAATGGTAAGTTTATAAATTACTATGGTGAAAATGGTGCTACATATATAAATACAGAAACAAATGAAATAAGAACATCATTTAAAATTGATGAATTTACAGAAAATATAAAAAAAGCATTGGAGGTGCTAAAGAAATATGGCAGATAGACAATGTCCTTTAATAGGTAAAATAACGGAAGATACTTGTTTTGATATTAATATGGTTACTGATGAATTAGCACCGGAAAGAATAATACCAAAAGAAGTTCTTAAAATTGCAGACTATAAAAAGGTTTGTCAAGAATGTAAATATCATAATAAAGAATAAAAACATTATACAAAATAGTATAGTGTTTTTTTATTTGAAAGGGGTGAATAAAAATGGGATTAATTGCTAAACAAAGATTTAAAGACGAAGAAACAGGGGAGATTTATAAGAAAAATCAACCTCTTGAAAACTTATCAAAAGAAAGAGAAAAGTATTTAAAAGAAAACTTTCCTTATTTGGTAAAAGATGATGGTGTGAAAGCTGAAGAAAAAGAAGAAGCAGAAAATATCACACAAGACGCAGAAAAAGAAGAAAATGCGCCTAAGAAAAAAGCAAGAAGCACAGATGCATCTAAGAAATAATATTGTTATTAATTTTAGACACTTTATAGTGTCTATTTTTTATTGTTAAAAATTGCCCTTGCCTTGCTGGGCTTAAAATGGAAGGATGCACAACTGACAGAGTGAACTGTCGTTTAAATTAAATCAGTGTAAGAAAGGAATAAATTATGGAATTTTTAAAAGAAATCTTAGGAGAAGAACTATATACGCAAGTTGAAAGTAAAATTAGTTCTTATAATTCTGACGAGAAAAATAAGGACAAGCAAGTAAAACTTGTAAACCTTAGTTCAGGAAACTATGTTGGAAAGGAAAAATTCGACACAAAAGAAACAGAGGTTGCTGGCTTAAAACAGCAATTAGAAGATGCTAACGCCACTATAAAGTCTTATGAAGATATGGATATAGAGGCAATTAAAAAGTCTGTACAAGACTGGGAAACAAAATACAATGAAGATACAGCAAATCTTCAAAAACAATTAGCTGATAAAGATTATGAGTATAGTTTAGATTTATTTGTTAATGGTTTAGAAATGGTGGACGAAGTTCACAAAGAAAACCTAAAAAAAGAAATTAAAGATAAACAACTTAAATTTGAAAATAAAAAGCTAATTGGTGGCGATGATGTTGTAGCAAGTTATAAGGAAAAATATCCACAAGCTTTTGCTCAAAAAGAAGAAGAGAAAAAAGAAGATGAACAATTACCTAGCTTTGCAGGTAAAACAAATGGACCTCTTCCAGGAGCAAAGAAAGCCGAAAAAGATATGACTTATGCAGATTATTGTAAATTGTATCCAATGAAATAATAAAAAAAGAAAGGTTAAAAAGGTGAAATATTATGCCAAAATTTGATTCAAAGAGCTTTAATCCACAAGCTTTTGGAAAATATGTGGAAAGAGTACCAAATACTAAGAAAAACGAATTAGTTAAATCAAAAGCATTAAGAGGAAATTCTGATATAAGAGATGCTTTCAGCTCTCAAACAACAACTTCTTATGCTAGATTACCATACTTTGGTAAAATTGGAAAAGGAACAAAAAATTATGATGGTCAAACAGACATCACTTCTAACGGATCTACAACTTTTGAAAGAGGAATTGTAGTTATCGGTAGAGCTGATGCTTGGACAGAAAAAGACTTCTCATTTGATATTACTGCTGGTGTAGACTTTATGGATAATGTTGCACAACAAGTTGCAGAATATTGGACTGAAGTAGATCAAGATACTATACTTTCTATTTTGAAGGGTATATTTGCTATGTCAGGTACAGGAAACCTAAAATTTGTTAATAATCATACATATGATATTTCAAATGCTGGTAGTGCTGAAAATCAAGTTGTTGGACAAACAACTTTAAATAATGCATTACAAAAAGCTTCAGGAGATAACAAATCTGTATTTACTTTAGCTTTAATGCATTCACAAATTGCTACTAACTTGGAGAACTTAAAACTATTAAAATACTATACATATACAGACGCTGAAGGTGTTGAAAGACAATTAACTTTAGCAAGCTGGAATGGTAGAGCTGTTTTAATAGATGATAGTATGCCAGTTGCTGAAGTTGTTTCAACAGCACCAGTTTATAGTACAACTATATCTACTGCTGCTACAGCTGGAGATAAAATAACTATTAATGGAACTGAATATACATTCGTTGCTAATGATGCAAGTGATACAGGAAACAAAATTAAAGTTGGTTCAAGTGGAACAGCATCACAACAAGCAACAAATATTGCTGCAAAAGTTACTATTTCAGGATTTACAATTACAGCTTCAAGCACAAAAGTTGTATTTACTGCTGCTAGCGGAACAAATCCTGATGCACCAGATGTTTCAGCAACAAAAGTTGCTACAACAGGAACATTAGTTGTAACAAATGCAACAGATACTGCTGCAGTAACATACAATAAATATACAACTTATGTTTTAGGAGAAGGAGCTTTTGATTATGAAGATATTGGTGCAAAAGTACCTTATGAAATGGCAAGAGATCCTAAAACAAATGGTGGTGAAGATACTTTATATTCAAGACAAAGAAAAGTATTTGCTCCTGCAGGAATTTCTTATGAAAAAACTTCTCAAGCAAGTTTATCTCCAACAGACTCAGAACTTGAAAATGGTGCTAACTGGTCATTAGTAAATAATGGAGAAGCAGGCGCTAACTTACAATATTGGGATCACAAAGCTATTCCAATTGCAAGAATAATTTCAAGAGGTTAATAGAAGGAGGAAAAACGGCATGAGATACTGTGATTATAATTATTATAAAGAAGTTTACGGAGGTAACATGCCGGAATCTTCTTTTAATAGGTTATCATTAGAAGCAAGTGCATATATAAAAAGAAACACCAGGAATAGAGTTGATGAAAACAATATTCCTGATGAAGTGAAATTATGTACTTGTTCACTATGTGATAAGCTAAGAAAAATTGAAAAAAGTGAAGGTAAAAAGTCAGAAACTGTTGGAAGCTGGTCTGTAACTTACGAAGAAAAATCAGAAAGTAATAATGATTTATACGATATTTTATTAAATTATTTATCTGAAAGTGTAACAGAGGAAGGCATCCCCTTATTATATAGGGGGTGCTAATTATGTTTGAAGATAATGTAACAATATTTAATAAAAAATATGATGAATCAATTAGAGACGATGTATTTGTAAGAACATATTTAAAAGGCGTAAATATAGATTTAACTAAAGCTGTCAATGTAATAAAATCCGGATTAGAAGATGCAAATGTTGGAACATTATATATCCCTGAGGATGTAGAAACGAACAATAAACAATTTTTAAGGCCAAAAGAATATAAAAGAGCAAGAGTTTTTAATCCTTTAACTGTTAAAGATGTACATCAAAAAAAGGTTAAAGAGATGGATATTGTAAAAGTTTTTGCTTTAAATAAATCTGAAGAAGTGTGGACTTTGCAACCTGGAGACATTATTGTATTAGGCTTAATTGATTATATAATCAAAAATGATGATACAATAACAAAATTAAGAAACGAATATGATGATGTATATGAAATTACAAGCGTTGATACAAAGTTAAAAGGTGGCCTACCACATTGGGAAGTAGGTTTAAAATGATACAATTCCAAGGAGAATTTGAACTAGACGATACTAGGAAATTATTAAAAAAGAATGGACTAGAAGAATACGGCTTTGTTCAAAAATTTATAGATAATGAAGTTTTAAAAAGATGTTCTAAATATGTTCCATTTCAAACTGGGGCTTTAATGAATATGGGAATTTTAGGTACTGTTATAGGAAGTGGAGAAGTAGCTTGGGTAGGGGTAAAACCAAGATATTTATATTATGGTAAAGTAATGGTAGGACCGCCACCTAAAACAGTTACAGATAAGGATCTTACTTATAATGGTGCTCCCACAAGAGGAGCTTTTTGGTTTGAAAGAATGAAGGCAGCCGAAGGACAAGAAATTGTAAAAGGCGCGCAAAAACTAATTGATGGAGGTTATTAAAATGTCAGAAAAAAAGTCTATAATAAAAGCTATTAGAGAATATATTGCTCAATGTCCGTACTTACATGATGGCAAAATAGGAGTAGATTATTTAGATAATGCAATGGCATATAGTATTGAACCATCTCCAATATCTCCAAGAGATACTGATTTTATAGATGATTCAGGTATAAAACAATTTGCTTTTATTTTTGCTAGTAGAGAAAGTTATGGACAAGAAACAATACAAAATATGTTAAATACAGAGTTTTATGAAGATTTTAGTAATTGGATAGAGGAAAACAATAATAATGGTATTTTACCTGATATTGAAGGAATCGAAACAATAGAATGTTTAAGTACAGGTTATGCATACCAAACAGGAATTGATATGGCTAGATACCAAATACAATTAAAAATTACATATTATAAAGATTAAAAAAGGAGGAATTTATAATGAAAAGAAGTTTATATGCTACATTTATGAATGTAGGAAATGCTACAACACCTAATTATGCAAGAATGGGTAAAGGTATTTCTGATATGGATGAATCTTATAATGCTGAAGAGGAATCAACACAATATATTCATGAAGATTCACCAACAAATGAAGTAGAATCTTATAATCCATCATTTGATGTAACACAAAAATGTTATGTAGATGAGCCAATATTTGAGTTCATTGATGAAAAAAGAAAAACATTAGCAACAAATGAAGATGCTAAAACAGATTGCTTAAAAGTATATTTATACAATAAACTTGCAGATAATATATATGAGGCAGTAAAAATAAACACAACAATAGTAATTGATACATTTAATGCAAAAGAAATCAAATATGCTGTAAAGCAAAATGGAGATCAAACAGAAGGATATGTTACAATAGCTTCAGGTGGAACAGTAACATTTACAGAAGGAACATATCATGCTTAATAAAATAATAAGTGAAAAATAATGCTACAGTTTTTTGTAGCATTATTTTTTTGTAAATACGAGGAGGTAAGTCAAATGGCCAATAGCTCAATTAAGATAACTAACAAAAATATCTATACAATAGATATTAAAGATGAAGATGATAATATAATCCATACTTTAAAATTCCATATAAACGATGCTAATTTTCCTGTAAGAATGATAGAAGCATATGACAAAGCTAAAAAAGTAATGTCAGGCTTGGAAGAAAAAGAAGAAGAATTAAAAAATAAAATCTTAGCAGAAGGTATAACAGAAGTTCCTTATATAGAAAATATAACAACTGAAAATGTAGAAAATACAGAATTTGAACTAAGCCCATCAATAAGAGAATTTTATATGTTAGAAGCAAAAGTATATGAAGAATTAAGAGAAGTATTAGATAGTTTTCTTGGTAAGGGAAGTTGCCAAGCAATATTTGGGGATTATAACGATAAAGATGCTTTTAGTGATTTCTTAGAGGGATTATTACCAGAGTTTGAAAAAATGGGTGTAAAAATAGTAGATATACAAAAAAATATGTATAAGAAATATGCTCCTAAAACAAATAAGGTGATTTAATGATAGAATATCCTGAATTTGCAGAAATAGACGGCAAATTATATAAGATAAATACTGATTATAAATACGCCTTAATTTGTTTTAAAATAATAGATGATCCTTTAATTTCAGATATAGAAAGAGCCATAGCTGTAGTAAGTGTATTATTTGGAAGGGAAGATAAAGACGGTAATGTTATTGGAATACCTGATAATCTAGATGTAGCACTTCAAAAAGCTTCATTTTTTTTATCATGCGGAAAAGAAACTAATAATATAAAAGATGTTAAAAAAGACATGGATTTTGATTATGATAAAGAGTTTATTTACGCAAGTTTTATTTCAGATTATAAAATAGATTTAGAAACCGAAAATATGCATTTTTGGAAATTTTGTTCTTTAATAAGTGGATTAACAGAAGACAGTATATTAAATAGGGTTAGAGATTTAAGAAATACAAACTTATCAGATTATAAAGATTCCAAGACAAGAAGTAAACTTCAAGAAGCAATGGAAAGAGTTGCACTTCCAAGTGAATATGATTACGACAAAGAAGATATGGAGGCTATAAATGAATTTAATAAACTATTAGGAGATGATTAATATAAACAAAATAGAATGCCCATTTTGTGGATATAAAATGCCCATTACATTTAGCAAAGGTGCTAAGTGCAGTGGCATTTTTGTTAAGTGTAAAGGGAAAAATTGCAAAAAAGTATTCGAAATAAAAATTGATGAAAAACAAGTCAAGTAGAGCCATAACGAGCCGATGACTTACCGGAAAGAAAAGAGGTGAGAGTATTGGCAGATGGTTCAATTCGTATTAATACAAAAATAGATAAAAGCGGAGCAGAAAAAGGCTTAGAAGAACTAAAAAGAACAGTAGATACGAAAGTTAAACAGTTAGAAAAAGG